AGTCCTTCAACTGAATTGCACGTCAAAGCTCCAAGTGGATATGCTGAATTAAGGTTACAAGGCGCATCTGGAAGTGGTAGCACAGTTGAGTTTTATGATGACACTACAAAACTTGGAGATATATATATTGACCCATCCAAAAACATAGTGTTTAGGAATGCTTCAGAAAGTATGAAAATTACAAGTGGGGGCAACGTTGGGATAGATGTGTTAAGCCCACAAGAACGCCTTGATGTTGGCGGTGTGATGAGAGCCTTCGGATATGAATCTAGAAGTGGGACAAATGGCATTACACAATATACAGGGAGCTTTTTTAATATATTTTGGACAGGTTCAAGCGCACAATTATATATAGATACTGCTTCAGTTGGTACAATAACACTTACTTCTGATTATAGGGTTAAGAAAAATATTGAAACACAAAACGCTTCAGCGATAGAAAGAATAAATGCATTAAGACCAGTAAAGTATGAGTATGCTGATTATGAAAATATATTTGTTGCTGATAACATACAAAGAGAAGGATTTATAGCACACGAAGTTGCTCAAATTATACCTAGTGCCGTAGAAGGAGAGAAAGACGCTGAAAACGCTTTCCAATCATTAAAACTAGATGCAATGTTGTCGGTTGCTGTTAAAGCAATACAAGAACAACAAGAAATAATAAACGAACTAAAAGCAAGAATTGAAACTTTAGAAAACCAATAAATAATGAATTACACTTGGAATAACAAAACAGTAGATACTTACCCTACACTAGAGGGTAATAACGACGTAATCTTCAATGTTCATTGGAGACTTACAGGACAAGATGAAGATGGAAACGTAGGTAGCACTTACGGAACTCAATCTTTAGAAACCTCAGACCTTTCTAATTTTACAGCATTTGCTGATATTACAGAAGAAGATATTAATGGATGGGTTGAGACAGCGCTAGGAGAAGAAAGAGTTGCTGAATTAAAAGCTAGTATAGACGCTCAAATTGCAGAGCAAATAAACCCTACAATAGTTACAAAAACTATTGGAGTATAACAATTATTAATTAACCTTTAAATTTAAGTAAAATGGCAAAAAACGAAAAGACACCAATTACTATTGATGACAAAGAATATTTCTTTGAGGACTTAACACAAGAACAACAAACAATTGTAAACCACATTTCAGACTTGCAACGCAAGATACAATCTTCTGAATTTAATTTACAACAATTATCGTTTGGTAAAGATGCCTTTGTTAAAGCCTTAAAAGAAACATTAGATAATATAGACGAATAAAATGCAAGATTTGAAGATAGCGGTGACTAATTTATTTGCTTTAGGATTAAGCATAACAGAAGCAAATCCTGTATTGCAGACAGTTTCTCTAGTATTAGCTATCGGATATACTTCAATCAGTATTTATAAAAAGATAAAATGAATTTGCCAAAAAATGGAGTAGCGAGAGAGATAAGAAGTTATGTGGGTTCATTGCTAATATTTCTTTTTGTTATTGGCTTGATTATAGCTTTAATACAGTTCCCTGTACTTGACACCAACAAGGAAGTTGTAATGATGTTAATTGGTACTATAAGTGCTTCTATTGGTATTACAGTAGCTACAATTACAGGAAGTAAACCTGATGACATAAATTCTTTAAAGCAGGATTTAGAAAAGAAAGAAAACCAAATAGAATTATTAATAGCTGCTAAAGACAATCTTGAAGAAATGGTAATTAACTTGCAAAAGCAAATGCTAGAGAACCAAGATAGTATGATGGATAAATTCATCCTAAAGGCAGCTATGGACTTTGATAATAAAAATAACCCACCAAAAGGTAAATTATGATAAGAATATATTTTGAATTAGCAAAAGCAAAAGTAATTGATTACGTTAAAACAAGTTGGAATAGCGATAGTATTTTTGATAAAGGTAAGGTTATCTTTATTGGAATAGGTTTATTTTTTGTACTTTGGAAGATAATCTATAATATATTTGTATGAATCTTAAATTCTTTTCCCTATCAGAGTTTGACTGTCCTTCTTTACCTAATTCGGGTAAAAATATGGATATTAACTTTCTTTATAAACTTGAACACGCAAGGGAACTTGCAGGAATACCCTTTAAAATCACAAGTGGTTACAGAAGTGTCAAGCACAACAAGGAAGTTGGTGGAGTTCAAAACTCATCACACCTTTTCGGACTTGCAGCAGATATTGCAGTTGGAAGTGGAAAAGAAAGATACATTATACTTAACGCACTTATTAGAGCAGGATTTAAACGTATTGGAGTTGCAAAAGGATTTATTCACTGCGACACAGACGATTCAAAATCAGACTCTGTTTGGACTTACTAATACCGTAGGAAGTACCTTATGTCTGAAAAAAAGAAATTTAAAGATACCCAAGTAGGACAATTCCTTTTAAATAAGATACCTGATGTTGTACAAGCAGTTGCAGGAGATACTTTAGCAGGAAACGTTATACAGGCTATTATAGGGGGTTCTGAAATGTCTGATAAAGATAAACAAATAGCCTTAAAAAAACTTGATATAGAACGTGCTGAAATAGATGGTACCACAAGACGTTGGGTAGCAGATGCAAGAAGTGGTTCTTGGTTATCTTCTAACGTTAGACCTTTAACATTAGTTTTCCTTACAGTTAGTTATGTAGTAGGATGGTATCTTAACTATCCTTTAGATTCTATTACAGGTTTACTATCAATAGTTATTGGAGGATATTTTGGTAGTCGTGGAGTTGAAAAAGTATTTGGTAATTCAAAACATAAGTAATGGCAAAGCAAATAGTTATTAACTATAAAAACGTTAAAGTTAAACGTAAGGGAATCCATAGTAAAAACAAGCAATCACAATTAAAAACTTCTAAGAACTACGTTAAGAAATATCGTGGTCAAGGAAGATAGTGTTTATAACTTACTTACCAAAAGTATTGATTTTTAAAAAAAAACGAAGTAACTTTGGTGGGTAGTGGGAAATTAATTAATATTAACTACTAAATATATAATAAATGTCAGAAGATTTAACAATAAGAAATTTAGCAGAAAAAATTGCTAAAGATTTTCAATTATCTGTAAAAGATAGAACAGATAGTATTTTAGAATTAGATGCTATATCATATACTAACTTAGGTATTGATAGTTCTAAATCAGAAAAAAATAAAGTTAAATCAGATAGTAAGCATTTGTATAAGTTAATTAAAGGTTTTAATGAGCAGGATGGTAAACTATTATTAAATCATCTTGATTCGTAAAACAATGCCTAAAACAGCTAAAAAACCTACAAGAAGTAAACTAGTTAAAAAACTTGATACGGTATTTAGCCAATACATAAGAAGAAGCAATGCGGACAACAATGGATATTGTACTTGTGTTACTTGCAATAAGACGTTCCATTGGAAAGAAATTCAAGCAGGACACTTTATGAGTAGAAAACATTATTCTATACGTTGGGATGAACGTAATGTAAAACCTCAATGTGTAGCTTGTAATGTATATAGAGCAGGAGAACAATATAAATATTCTATTTTTTTAGGTTCGGAAGTTGCAAATGTATTATATTTACAAAGTAAAGAAATAGTCAAGTTTACAAACTACGAATTAGAAGATATGATAAACGATTACAGCGACAAGCTGAAAAAACTTACTTGATTTTTTCTTGTATATTGTTCTTTGTTTGAAAGGGGTAGGATTAATTTCTTACCCTTTTTTTTGTTATGTTAATTTTTTTTTATAACTTTACACTATGGAACAATTAAAATATGCAGAAATCTATGGCAAGGTACAAGAACTGCAACACGAAAATCAACAATTAAAAAATCAATTAATTTTAACACAACAGAACAATGAGCAAAGAAACAAGTATTAACGAAAAGCTGTTTAACTTACAGCAAGAAATTGGAACGATTAGCAAAGACGCTAAAAACCCATTTTACAAATCAAAGTATTTTGATATTAATTCACTTATTAAACAATTACAACCTTTATTGAACAAACATAGATTACTTTTATTGCAACCAATTGAGGAAGATATGGTAGTAAGCAAGTTAATATGTGTAGATGGAACAGGTGGTGTTATAAGTGGTTTAAAACTACCTGAAATAACAGACCCACAAAAGTTAGGAAGTTGTATTACGTATTATAGAAGATATACATTAGGTTCTTTACTTGGTTTACAAGCAGAAGATGACGATGGTAATGCAGCAAGTGGTAAAACCGAAGAATTAAAATGGTTAAACACTAACACACCTGAATACAGTAAGGCAATAGAATACCTTAAAGGTGGTGGTTCAATAGATGCAATTAAGACTAAATACAAAGTATCTAAAAAAGTTGCTGATGAACTCGCAAAATTGTAAAATAAAAAAAGTATATTACACAACTAAATATAATAATAAATCAATTAAAATAACTATTTATGGAAATTACAGGAAACATCAAATTAATTCAGGACACGGAAACGGGAACGTCTAAAGCAGGAAAAGAATGGGCAAAGCGTCAGCTTGTAGTAACAACAACTGAACAATACCCACAAGACATAGCTATTGACTTTATGGGAGACAAAACATTACTATTAAATAACTTTAAGGTAGGTAACCCTGTTTCAGTTTCTATTAATATTCGTGGCAATGAGTATAATGGAAAGTACTACAATAGTATTAACGGTTGGAAAATTGCTAATTATATTGGAAACGTAACTAATAGCGAACAACAACCTGCAAGAGAAGAAACAGCAGATTTACCATTTTAATTTAATTGGGGGTTAATAGCCCCCTTTTTTTATACCTTATATGAAACAACACAAAGAAGGAGACCCTTTTCCTGATGACTTTTGGAATTACAACGTAAATGCAATTACAGGTTATAAAATAGAAAAGCGAGAAGTAAATTCAAAAGAAGTAGAAAAAAAGTACAAACAAATTACACAAGCAATATGATAGCACAAGCAAAGAAACTACAAGATAAAATATTAGACATAAAGTACGGTAGGGTAAAGGAAGGTTTAAAAATTGGAATACCAGAGATTGATGAACATATAAGATTTAAGAGAAATACATTAGCAGCCATAGGACACGCAAACGTAGGTAAGACTACAACCTTAATTTATTTTTATGTATTATGGGCAAAGATGCACAATCTTAAATTTTTAATTTGGTCAAGTGAAAACACGCCTGAATCTATATTAAGAAAGATTATTGAATTTTATATGGGTAAGCCTATACAAAAGGCAAGTGATACATTAATTAATAATGCGGTTGAATGGGCAAATAGTAGGTTTAAGATTATAGACGTAGAAGATTTATATACATATAAAAGTTTACTTAAAGAAGCACAACAAATTAAAGACGCTTGGAATTACGATGGTTTATTAATAGACCCTTATAATTCTTTATCAAAAGATGCTGCAATATTAAAGATGGTAGGTAATTCACACGATTACGACTATCAAGTACTTTCTGAATTAAGGATATTTAGTAGAAAAAATAATATTCAATTGTGTGTAAATATGCACGGTGTCAGTTCTGCACTACGTCAGGTTCATCATTCAGGACACGAATTTGAAGGATTAACAAGACCATTAGCAATGAGTGATGCAGAAGGTGGTTCAAAGGTTTCAGCTAGGTTTGATGACGTATGGACATTGCATAGATATGTAGCGCATCCTACTGATTGGATGTATAGTCATATTCACGTACAAAAAATTAAGGAAAATGAAACAGGCGCAAGACCTACTCCATACGAACAGCCTATAAGTTTAAAAATGAAAACAAACAATGTAGGATTTGAGTTTCTAGGAAAAGATTTAATTCATAATACAGAACCAGTACAGACATTTCAATTATGATAGTAATAGGATTTTTATTAATTGTGGCATTTATTTTTATTATTATAGGACATAATAAAGATGCTGACATTATAATAAGTCCCATTAAAGGAATGATGTTTGGATTTTTATATCACAAAGAACAATATACAGAAGGAGACGAGTACACCCTACAAAGTTTGTTGGGGGTAATTAGTATAACTGTGATATGGATAAACCAACAGAGTGGCTCGGAATAGTTTTTAAAAGACATAACGAGTGGATTAAAATAGTAAATGCCTTTGGCGAATTTAATTATGCTGAAGATATTGTACAGGAATTATATCTTGTGCTATATAAATATGCAGATGAAGAAAAAATTATTAAAGATGGGGTTGTTAGTAGGGGATATATTTATTTTACTTTACGGTCAATTTTTTATCAATATTATAATAGTAAGAAGAAAATTAACAAAGTTTATCTTGACGATGAAGAATATACCCAACAAGTGGAATACAGTGATTCGTTGGATGAACAAGTAGCTTATAATGAAATATGTCAATTAATAGATAAACATATAGATAATTGGAGATGGTACGAAAAGAAATTGTTTACTTTATATAGGGATTCCGATTTAAGTATAAGGGGTATAGCTGCTGAAACAGGAATAAGTTGGGTAAGTATATACCACACTTTAAAAAATGCAAAGCAAGAATTAAAAGAAAAATTTGGAGAAGATTATGAAGATTACAGAAATAACGATTACGAATTAATTTAAAAATTATGGAAGAATTTAAAGGAGACAAAAGAAGTAAGGCTTACAAAGAATGGAAAAAGAACCACGCTAATAAAAGTGAAGGTGTTGGGGATACCGTTGCAAAGATTACAAAAGCAACAGGAATAGAAAAAGCTGTTAAGTTTTTAGCAGGAGAAGATTGTGGATGTGATGAAAGAAAGAAAACATTAAATCATATATTTCCATATCAAAAGCCTTTATGCTTTACAGAAGATGAATACAATTATTTATCTGAACGTATTGGAAAGATAAACCAAGTTACAGTACCTGAACAAAAAGAACTATTAGTTATTTACAATAGAGTATTTAAAGACAATAGAGAATTGACAAGTTGCAGTAGTTGTTTTTTAAATGGTGTTTGGAAGAAGTTAGAACGAGTATTTAAAGAATATTCTTAATGGCAGTATCAAAAGGTAGGTATCAATATTCATTTAAACAAGGAAATGATGCTGAAAAAAAATTTAAAGATTTGATGGAATTGCGTGGTAATACTTGTGTTAAATCAAGCCGAAATGATGACATTAATAAACATATAGATTTTTATGTAAATGAGTTTTCAGTTGATGTAAAAGGAAATAGGCACTTAGAAACTATATGGTTAGAATTAAAAAATGTTAGAGGGAATAAGGGTTGGTTAGAAGGAGAAGCAGATTATATTGTATTTGATGTTGTTGAATTAAAATCTTTTTGTTTCTTTAAGACAAAAGAATTATTTGATTATGTTAAAAATATTAAGGAAATTGCAAAAGATAAAAAAGATTACAATAAGCTATACACAAGAAAAGAAAGAAAGGATGTTTTAGTTAAAGTAAGATACAATGACATAAAACACTTAGAGAAACAAAAAATAAAATATGAACAAGAAACTAAACAATATCAAGGAACTTGAGTATTACACTAACTTCAATTTAATTGGGGAGCATATTATTAAAAACAAGAAACTAAAACCTGAAAACCAAGCGTTAAACGATATGTATTATGCGTGGCAAGAAGTAGGGTTTTATGTACACAACTTAATTAGTAATGAAAGGGCGTATGAACAATCATTAAGCGAATATAGAAGTGATAAAACAAGGGCTGTTATACGTGCTAGGGAAGCTGAAAGTAAAATAGCTGAACTACAAAGAAAAATTGATAAACTACAAACAAAAATAAATGTTGGTCTTTAATATATTTATTGGTTATATAATACTTTTATTTAAAATAATATTTGCATACTTTATAATGCGAATGATTCACTTGGAAATACTTCGGCTTATGGGTTATGACATTAATGGAAACAAAAAAAACAATGAGTGATTCAATAAAAAAGTACGAAGAAATGATGGAAGATGGGAAGTGGTCTACAGATAGCACAGGATATTCTTATAACAACTTACCTAAAGACCCAATAGTATTAAAAGTAATAGATAAATTCAAGGCACGTTCAAGGGATGGTATTATAAAATATGGTACAACTTTACACGATAGTCCTGATGGTTTCTATGCTTGGGTAAATCACGCACAGGAAGAAGCAATGGATTTTATACTTTATTTAGAAAAAATTAAACAACAGAAATGAAAGAACAAACATTAGTAAAAATGCAGTACGACCTTAAATTAGTACAACAAGCATTAGTGGTTGCTTTAAATAAGATTGAAGTAATTGAAAAAAAATTAGAAAAAAATAAAGAAGAAAAGTAGTAGTTGTTAAAAAATTGTTTATATTTACAAAAACAAAACAATTATGTACGAAGAACTATTTTATCAATCTTACACTATCCAAGAACTAGAAAGGGTAGTAAATGACCCTACACAACTTAATGGGTATCGCAGGAGATGCGAACAAGAATTAAATAAACGTAACGAACAACAACAAGAAATAACAAGATTATGATAACACTATTAAATGGAGAGCATTGGGGTAAGGAAGAAATTCTTGCACAAATGTATGATGACTCATTTTATTATGGCGTATTAGGCAAACACGCTTTGAGTAGTTCAAGTCTTAAAATGATACTTAAAAGTCCTAAGACTTATAGAAACGTAATAAAGTATGGAGACCCTAATGGGGATAGTCCTGCATTAGCAGCAGGTAAGTTAGCGCATTGGATGGTATTAGAACCACACAAAATAGATGAATTACACTTTGTAGATGCTTCCACAAAGAACACAAAGATATATAAAGAAGCTAAAGAACAATATGGGGAAGTATTTTTAACAAAAGAAAGAAGTGCAGCAGAGCGTCTAACGGATGCAATATTTAGAAATGAAGCAGCACTACAATTACTAACCGATAGTGAATTTGAAGTACCTGAAATAGCAATGTTAAATGGATTACCATTTAGGGGTAAAGCAGATATCATACAAGGCGATACAATCATAGATTACAAAACTTCAGCTGAACTATCAAGTTTTAAATGGTCAGCTGATAAATATGGTTACGACTTACAGGCGTATATGTATCTAAGATTGTTTAACAAAAAGAAGTTTACCTTTCTTGTAATAGACAAAGCAAGTACTGACATAGGGATATTTGAAACCACTGATGACTTTATTGCAAAAGGCGAACAGAAATTTATACAAGCAGTAGACAATTACAAATACTTCTTTCAAGATGGAAACGACTTAGACCAATATGTAATGAGAGGAATATTATGAGTACAAGTTTTATAAATAATCAAATTAAAAAAAATAAAAATAGTGTATATAATAAAGATGGCACTATGAAAGATTACATTTTAATAGACAAAGAAATTGTAAGATTAGAAGAACAGAGACCTAAAAGATATAAAAGAAATGGTAAAGAAATAGAAAATAATAATATTGAAGAGTTTTCTAAAGAGTTAGATAATTTAAGAAACATAAGGGTTAATGGAAACAAAAGTAATAAACAAATTAAATTATTTAAAAATAGCAATAAATTAAATTTAGAAGCATTTAATTCAGGTTGCATATATATGCTTTATAATGACAATGAATTAGTTTATATTGGAGAAACAGTTTGCTTTATCTCAAGATTATCACAACATATTCAAGAGGGAAAGAAAGAATTTGATTCTTTTAAAATAAGATATTATATTGAAAATGATAGATGTAGAAAAAATACTGAAAAAAGAATGATAAAAAAATTTAAACCAAAATATAATTTAATACATAATCCTAATAATAAAAAATAAATTTTAGGTTGAATAAAGAAATAGTAGAAGAATTTTACTTACTTGCTTTAATAGATATAGCAAACGGAAAAGATATAGCAGAACTTGAAGAAGCTATTGATATGTACCAAGAAATAGAAGAATACGAAGCGTGTGCAGGGATACTAAAAGCAATACACGAATCAGGATATATGACAATAAGAGAAATAATTAACACAATAAACGAAATAGACAATGAAACACGAAATGATTAAAGAGATGGTAGAAGATTTTTATAAATTAAAAATAGATTCAAAAACAAGACAAAGAAAGTATGTTGAAGCACGTGCAATCTATTATAAACTATTAAGGGACAATAGTAGAATGAGTTTAGAAGCAATAGGTAAGACAATGAATAGAGACCACGCAACAGCATTACATTCATTAAAAAACATAAAAGATTGGTTAGAATATGATGAACAATTAAGACAAGACTATGAAACCTTAAACAAAAGGGTGGAACACGCTGCAAAATTAAACCCTGATTTTTTAACACAAGCTGTTTCAATAGAAGGATATTATGAAATAGAATACAAGAAACTAGAAGAAAAACATACTTACATAGTAAACAATAAAATTGCAGAAGCATTAGTAGAAGAAGCTAAAAAATATGATACACTATTAAACAAGTATAACTTCTTAAAAGTACGTTTAAAGAGGTACGAACCAAAAAGAATTTCAAGTGGAGAATTTGATTTAGTATGATAACAAACGAAGATAATATGGAATTAATGGCTAGGTATGAGGATAATCACTTTGACTTAGCTATTGTAGACCCTCCTTATGGTATAGGAATTAAAAGTTGTGTAGTTGAAAAACAACAAATAAGAAAAAAGAAACGAAAAATTAACACAAATAAACAAATAAGAAAAAAGAATAAACTTAAAGAATGGGATAAATCAATCCCATCAAAAAAATATTTTAAAGAACTTCAAAGGGTTTCAAAAAATCAAATTATTTGGGGTGGAAATTATTTCACAAAATATTTAAAGCCAACAAAATCTTGGGTATTTTGGTATAAAGGGCAACAAGGCTTAACAATGTCAGATGGAGAACTGGCGTGGTCAAGTCATAAAAAAGTTACACGAATGGTAGAATTTCATAGATGTAATATATGGAATGAAAATCCAATACACCCAACCCAAAAACCCGTAAAACTTTACGAATGGCTTTTAATGAACTACGCCAAAGAGGGAGACAAGATACTTGACACGCATTTAGGTAGTGGTTCAATAGCAATAGCTTGCCATAATTTAGGATATGATTTAACAGCTTGTGAATTAGATAAAGAATACTACGATGCAGCTATAAAAAGAATAGAACAGCACAAGGCACAAATAAGAATGTTTTAGGAAAACAAAGTTTTCTATTAACAAAAAACTAATAATCTTATTGTTATAGTATAATTAATAATAATCTTTTTTAATTATGGATAAAAGAAAAAACAATGGTGGGCATACAACAGCAGGAAGAAAATCCAAAGCTGATGAGGTTGCACTTATAGAAAAGCTAACACCATTAGAACCATTAGCGTTTGAAGCATTACAAAAAGGATTAGAACAGAAAGACTTTAAGTATGTTCAGTTGTTCTATAATTACTATGCAGGAAAACCAAGAGAAACTAAAGATATTACTGTTAACGAAGATTTACCTTTATTCATTGATTGATGCAGGTTAAAAAAACCATAGCATTAAGAAAGTTAAGGAAGTTAGATAATAGGATTAGAATAGTTAAAGGTGGTACAAGTGCTTCTAAAACAATTTCAATCCTTTGTCTACTTATTGACTACGCTATTACAAATGATGGTAAAGAAATTAGTGTAGTAAGTGAATCAATACCACACCTTCGTAGAGGTGCTTTAAAGGACTTCTTAGGCATACTTAAAGGACTTAATAGGTATAAGGATAGTCAGTTCAATAAAAGTACCTTAAAATACATATTTACAAATGGTAGCTATATTGAGTTTTTTAGTACAGACCAACCCGATAAACTAAGAGGAGCAAGAAGAACAGACTTATATATAAACGAGTGTAACAATGTACCCTTTGATGCTTATACACAATTAGCAGTAAGAACAAGTGGAACGGTTTGGTTAGACTATAATCCATCTAATTTGTTTTGGGTAGACAAAGAATTAATAGGTAAAGAAGATACAGATTACATTACACTAACCTACAAGGATAACGATGCACTACCTGAATCTATTGTAAAGGAAATAGAGAAAGCAAGGGAAAAAGCAAAGACTTCTACATATTGGGCAAATTGGTGGAGGGTATATGGATTAGGAGAAACAGGTTCTTTAGAAGGTGTGTGTATTCCTGATTGGAAAGAAATAGATAACATACCACAAGAATCAAGGTTGTTAGCTTATGGAATGGACTTTGGTTATTCAGTAGACCCTACAACCTTAATAGCTTTATTTAAATGGAACGATGCATATATTTATGATGAGGTTCTATATAAGAAAGGAATGTTAAACAGGGATATAAGTAGATACTTAACTCAATTAGATATAAAAGAAAACATTGTAGCTGATTCAGCTGAACCAAAATCAATAGCAGAACTACAAGGATATGGACATTCTATATATGGAGTAAGTAAAGGAAGGGATTC